GTTGCCCCCCTTTCGAGTGACGAAGATCACCCCCATTTTGGTCATATTTGTGAGTGACATCACATGATTTCGCTTGACAAATGAAGATATGTATGCATGCAGGGCAGGGCGCGCATAAATAAGCACACCTATTGTCTGGACAATGGGTGTGCTTATGGGTTGTGTGGTGTGGTTCACGTGGAGATAAGTTGACACGCAGGAAACGTTGGCGCATTATTAATACATGAACACGAACATGAACCCAATCAAGATTGATCGCAACCGCTGGTACTATTCCAAGGAGTATATATTAATGTCTGTTCGGGGTACTATGAATTGATTGGCCCAAATGGTTATATAAGGTCATTCACAGATCTCATTACAGCAATTGATGCTGCCATTTTCCAGATTCGTTTTGGCTCATAAGGATTATATCATGCCTGAATTCAGCACGCTTTCAGACATTTTCGGTCGTAGCGCATGGCCTATGATTAAGGAAATGAGTGAAGTTGTAGTGTTTAATGTTGACGCGGACGATAGGTCGTGCTCCATGATGCTTGGAGGCCGGGAGTACAAGGTCAAGAGGGCTCATCATCGTAGGTGGCATGCGGTGACCACGGGGTATTGGCGGGCTTTTGGTTCTCAGTGGGATTTGTTGGCTTGGATTGGTGATCGACTGTGAAGCGGGAGCATCATGGGCCTCATTCGGCATCTAGGGTGCTGACGAATTGGAAGGTCTCTAATTTTATCGCAGAATGTCTAGTGAATGGATACCACATTGCTTATTATCATGACACTGGGAGGATTCATTATTGGAAGGACGCTACGAACGAATACCACATTATGGCAACGGAATTTATCATTTCTTCAGAGACAGGATTAGGAATTGTCCAAGCAAATCATTCTAGAGCGAACCGGCGATAGTAATTGGTATATCAAGAATACCGACTACAACGACACACCAGAAAGGACTGCGGCTTTGGTTAAGTCGCTGAAGTGCAATGAGAGAGCTTAAGAGTAGACTGAGCCAGAATACACGCTTTGGGCTTATGCGTCTGGGCGGAATTGTTGACGAAAATATTTATGAGAATGATTTTGTTCGTGTTTGGTTTAACGATGAATTGATGACCCTCGCCAGGAACGGCAACTTGTGGACTTTGACTTACAAAGGCGAGACCACAATATCTCCAGAAGACGAATTACCGCTTGCCGCACGCTTTCTTCTCAACTACACGGTTAAGTACAATGTTGTCGTTCAATAGTGTTAAGCGCGAACTTCGTTCGCATGGCATGCGAGAGGCATACACTCAGGGCGGAGCGAACATTCTTTATTGCGGCTATATTGCAATACGCATCATCAATGATTATACGGTGGAAACGTGGACTGTTAACGAAACCGCGAGTGGCACAATAAATACATATGACTCGATTGCTCAACGTAATGAGGCAGTACTCGATATGGGCTTGATTGGGTTGCAGGTGATTTGATGTTTTATTTGAAAGATTTGGCAGACACACTTTCGCTTACCGATCAAATGCCCGGGTACGATATTATCGCTCGAGATGATAGGATTCTTATCGACGGTGATGATTATCGCCTCGATCTTTATGGCTGGCCAGACAATCGAGTGGTATTTGCAGACAAGTTATCAGGAAAGAATGTGATTAAGCGATTCGGTCCTGACTATACTGTTAAATGTTGGGACTTTTACATTGAGTGTCTAGAAAATCTGGGTGTAGATACATCAGCACTTGGATATACGAGGAGCAAATAATGGCTATTTCATACAAGAAAGTTTGTGTTGAACTTCTTGAGGCGATCAGCACATTCAGTGAAGACGACTCAGCGAAGATCAACGCGGCCTTCACCTCGGGTACGTCATGCGTATACGATAAGATGAAGGTGGAGTTCTCAACGCCCGAGGGTGAGCACACGATTGAGAAGACCGGGCAGGGCTGGGAGCACACTGTGGTGAAGGTTAGGTCCGGAAGTGAGATCACTGATGTGATTTGAGTACAGATATCCCCCGGAGTGGCTGGATGCTCCGGGGGATATCTGTGTCTTGGGTTAGGGTCGCTTCGCGTTCTTTCGATAGCGTTCCCAGGCGGCCTGGGACACGGGGCCCCATATGCCGTCGTCCTCGACTCCGAGTGCTCGCTGGATTGCGGCGACTACTCGGTCGTGTGCGGCGTCGCTAGCGTCTCCCCACACACCGTCGGGGTTGGTTCCGACGACAGACTGTGTGTACTGGATTCCGTAGGGGAAGTGCCTCCCTGCCCATCCGCTGGCAGCGACGACGGCGTAGAGTCGCTTCTCGGTGTCGGGTCCCAGGATGTTGTCCGGGGTGGCGCCGATTGCGGTCTGGATTCCGGTGATGTTGCTGGTTCCGTCGCTGGTTCGGGCGACAGCGTAGTCGTCGACGAGGCGAATGCCATAGACGATGTCGTCCATGTCGCGCTGCTTGCTGGCGACGACGCCTCCGTTGCCCTGGGATCCGGAGTAGCCCCATGAGGTGTTTCCCTCAACGGTGTCGATCTTGTTGCCGTAGGGGGCAGTGACGGCGATTCCGATATGGTCGGACTCTCCGTCGCCTTGCCAGTCGAACGTGACGGCGTCACCGGGTCGGACGTCCCACTTGCTGATGAGTACGCCGCGGGCGCGGGCCTCGTTCTCGCGTCCTGGGACGTAGGCGGAGCGCCATGCGATGCCGACGGTGGAGAGCACCCAGGAGACGAACATGTCGCAGTAGGGGACGCCGCTGGCGGCGAACATGTCGTTGCCGACGGCGCGGGCGTACCAGCGCCCGTACTTGGTGCCATTCTCTTCGTCAGCCCATCGACTATAGCCGACTTCTCCCTTGGCGACGCGGATGATGTCTGCTCGTGTTGCCATTACTTGTCTCCTACTCGGGGGACATTGTATGCGGCGACGCCGAAGAATCCTGCGGTGATGAAGTTGATGGCGTCGATGTAGGATCCGTCGATGACTCGCATGGCGCTGAGTGCTACGAGGATTCCGAAGCATGCGCAGTAGGCGTAGAAGCGGACCTTGGGGTCGATGCCTTTAGACGGGGCTTCATGCTCTCCCATTATTTTTCTCCTTGAGGTAGGAAAGGATTTCTTTCAACTGGCGGTTTTGTGCATCTATGGTAGACCCGCCATGATTTGGTTTTACGTGGTATTGCACGTCTTTGAGTTTATCCTCGATATCATCTAGTCGAGCCACAACGCCGGGCTTATCGGGTGTTCCCTCCCATGCTGTGAGCATTACGGAGAGGTGATCTAAAAATCGGGTAAATCGGTAGACGAACTTCCCAACAATAGTCATCAAGGTTATGATCCCGACCACCACGGCTACATCTAGTGTTTGAGGTAGATTAATCATCGGACAAAGATTTCTGCGAACATGTTGCGGGTTTCTGGCGAATCAGAGAAAAGGCGTCCTTTTCGATACGTGCTCCTCATGATTGATAATACTTTGTCACCATACATAAGTAGCCTCTCTCCTTCTCGCAAGTCTGTGACCTTATAGGCCCATCTTACCCGATCCCCCTTGGGTTGTCTTCTCTGAGCGAACCATGTGGCGCCGTCGATCCAGATGGAGACCTCTCCGTCGGGACAGCGGAGCGAGAAGGCGTACTTCGCCCTCCCTGACTTCTTCATGACGAAGTCATCATAGTTGTCTGCGAACTTGTTGCTGATTGCATACTCAGCATAGTCCTCAGCGTAGTTTGTAATGAACGAGCCGAACCGGGTATGTGCCACTTCCGACTGAAATTGCTCGCTGTCAACAAAGTCGGTAACAATGAAACCGTCCGCATGACGGGAGACACCTTCAACGGGTTCAATATGAAAACGGATGAAGTAGGGATTCATGATAGACACAGAGTTTGAGAGCATGAGGCACCTAACCCTGTCTTGATAACGGTCTACCGTTGAGTAGAAATCCATGAACACTTTCGCCTCATCGGGCAGATACCTCAGAGACCCCTTGTCGATGATGAACTCATCAAAGATAATCGTGTAGACATTTGGGTAGGCGATTGACTTGTTCGCCTGCGCCGTAGACAGTGGAATAAAGTAACCAATCGTCTCCCACTTCTTTCCAACTTTTCTTTGAGCAAACTGTCCTTCAACACGAAACTCTTCGTCAGGAAACTCCGACTGAATGTCAGCGAAGAAGGAGTTGCGACCTTTTAGTTCCGTCTTGTAGCGTCGAAGGTAGATGAATTGTTGCCCCTTGTTGATCGCATTCTTGATAACGATTTTCTTAGCGCCATAGGTCTTACCCAGGCCGCGAGCACCCATAATCATGTTGAAGACGCCTGCATACGAGAGCACCTTCGAGAATGAATAGTAACTGAATTTCTTTTTCAATTGTGTCTCCTTACCGTCCACCACCGAGTGCCGGCAAGGCGATCGATGCTAGTGATTACGGGTCCATAATAAGGGTTTCCTCCGTGCCCAATCAAACGATTAGAGTCCACAACCATCTCTACGTGATCGGTTTCGGGGTAGTAAGATCCCGTAGACCGCCAAGCCATGACGATCATGTCACCGGGTCTCAGCATGGCGCGCTGCGCGGCCGTCATGGCACCACTACCACGGGGCATGACCTCTCTCCCACGGTTATACTGGTCGCCCGTCCACGTGCCCACGAACGTCCCTGACGTGTCCTTGTAGGCCCTGTAGATCGTGGACGAACAGTCGCCAAAACCCGAGTTGTCGGGGTCCAGGCGACCCGGCGCCTGGCGGTACCCGAACTTCCCGATTCTTGACATCATCCACTTCAGCGCCTTCGCCCCCTTGGATCCATCGCCACCCCCACCGGGGTCGCCGCCGGGGTTGGGCGCAGCTGCGCTTCCCTCATTGAACCCGAGCGCGTGCGCGTTGTTCCACGCACCTGAGACGATCTCCTGGACCTTGGCCTCGGAATTACCCATATCCATTTTCCAGAGATTGATGCCCACCGGGGTTCCTACTGAGGTTCCGAAGCGCGTGCGTAGCCATACCAGATTTGAGTTGTCGAGCAGCAGGTACCCAACGCCCGGCCCAACAACAAGACTGGCGAAGTTGGACTGCGATGCCTTACCACCATTGCCGTCAGGCGTGGTAGTACTACTGGACCCGCTACTGCCGACGCCGCTGGTGTCTTTTGACTTGATGATGTTGTACGCGGTGTTGTAACGCGTGCTGTATGCTCCTAGCACGGCGTCTGAGAGGATGGCGGACTTCATTCCATCGAGATTTGTTCCACCGACGCGATTTGCGATTCGCATCGCGCGCTGTGGAGACTGGTGGTAGGCGACGGCCCATAGGATGAATGTCTCAGTGTTGGTGTCCGGGTTGATTCCGTACTTGAGCGCCATATTCCTATAGGTGCTGTTGGCATCTAAGATTAGTTGGTCGTCTTGGATGTTACGGTTATTAAGTAGGAACGGCTTGAGCGCATCACCGAAATTCCTGGGCAGATAATAGGTGTTCCAGAACGCGTCACTCTCGTTGTGTGCGTTCATGACGTTTCGGAAGTCTTGTGGCAGAGCCCCGTATCCAGCGGAGTCAACATTTTTCATTTTGTTGATTATTGCCGCGGCGCGAGTGCCATACCACTGCCCAATTCCCACGGTGATTGGATCGTTGTAGTTGATTGCAGCATAGTTCATAGACGACTCGACAGTACCGATCGCCTTGACCCACACTTTTCGCATTGTTTCATCCCAGGCCATTTATCCTCCTAGATAGACGTCTGCCCCCATTTTACCATGGGGGCAGACGTGCTCGTTAGAAGATGGAATATGATGCGTCAATTGCCAGCCGGGTTCCTGCAGGGATGTCCTTCAGGGCAATAACATTGCCGTTGTGGTTGACATTTCCCCGGAACGCTGTGGAGTCCTGCCACATAGTCACGTAAAAGTTCGTGTACGGGCGAGCCCAGGCGGGAAGCCTGAACAGGACCTCACCGTTCGTGACGCTACCGACCTCGAATGTTGCGTGGATGGTAACGTCGTCGCGCTCCCGTCGGCAGACGGCGTAGAGGAAATTGTTCTGTCGCACATTGTTGAGATTTGCGAGTCCTGTAATGTCCTCCCAACCGTAATTGACCCATCCTGAGCCGCCACGAAGCCACGCATCAAACTGTTGCTGGGCGTACTTGTAACCCGCTGGAGTGAAGTGAACGTTCATGTCGGGCGTGAAGAACTTGGCTTCCTGCCCGTTGTGGAACCACGAGCGAGATCCCTCGCAGACAACCGCTCCGTGCGGGGTGGCAAGTCGTTTGATCGCGTTCGTTGTTGAGGCGCAGCGGCGGGCAATGTTGAAGTCATTGTTTGCATCACACTCGTTATAGAGTGCAGGCAGAACAATAATATCCTTACAGTTCGGGAACGCCTCCTTCAGTTTCTGCATGAATCGCTCAAATGGCTGGCTGATATCACGGCCGGTTCGGATATCGTAGATGAGATCAATGATGTAACAGCGCCCTGTCAGACGTCGCTGAAACTCACTAATCTGAGTTGCAGCATTATTGAGCATGGTAAGAAAGTTGTTGTCATCGTTTGAGGTGAACCCTCCACCGTTTGATGCATAGTTGTGGGGGATCTCCCCCTTGCTCCTACACCATTCATCCCACGTCCCGTTAGCATATCCAGTGAGGATTGCGTTGGACGATCCGAGAATCAGTGTGTGAGGATACTTGCTCACCCTGTTTACAATACTGTTGGACTCAAGATCATTCAGCCGTCGATCGGCGTTCGCCTTGTTGCTGCTAACCGACGAACGGACCGTCGTCAAATCGTCCAGCACATCTTGCATTCCCTGACTACTGGCGACGGCGATCTGTGACCCGTCCTTGGCGGTAGTGGTGAAGAATTTGCCTGAAGGGTGCTTCTCGAATTTTTCGACCAGGAGGGACTTCAGGAATGCGTCGGTCTGCTTGTCGAGTTCCTTCAGCGCATTCTTGAACGAAGTCTGCTGCGTTTCGAATACGTCACGGTTGGACGCCACGAACTCCTTCACTTTTTCGTTGAACTCGGCAACTAGCCGCTTCTCTTCCTCTCCGAACTCGTTGACGTACTCAACAACGTCGGAGATGACCTCACGCAACTTGGAGAGAACTTCATAATACGTGAGACCGTCTCCGTAGGTGAACGGCGTCACGTTATTAATGTTGACAGTGTTAATGAGATAGTTGGCCTCCTCCATTCTCCTATAGATTTGTAGCCAGCGACTAGACTTGTCAGCAATAGGCATTTTTACTCCTAATACATTCCATAGTTGAGGTAGTGGCGAGTGCGGGGCTGAGCGTTGTCCCAGATTCCCATAAATAGGTCGGACAATTCTGCGATAACAAAGTCGTCCACATTTACTAGAGTGTTTCGATAGCGGGCGATCTGCTCACCCTTGCCCATATTGTATCCCGTGGAAAGGGAGTGCTGGTTGTTCCGGTAGTCGTTGGTTCCAGTGCTGCTCGACGTCGAGGTCGATGTGTTCGTGCTCTTGCCCTTGGTGGATGCGTCACTGATGGACGTCGCATAGTCACCGTCTCCGGCAAGTCGACTTTGAGGGGTGTCAGACCCCACTGTGCGGCCTGTGGAGTTGGTGGTGCCAGAACCGTTGCTGTCCTGACGGTTCGTCCCACTGTTCTGCGATCTCCCGTCCTGAGAGGTCTCATTGACGCGACGCCCACCGTCTAGAGGGTCGTTGTTGAGGAGTTCGGCCTCATACATCCGATTGTATCGGGGCATGATGCGTTCCATCTTCAACTTGAGTCGCCAGATGAAGATATCTGGCGTCTCGTGCGCAATTTCCTGGAGCCAGTACTCACGCTTAATGCGGTCGTTCAACACCTTGCGATAGTCCTCATTAAAAATGGGGTAGTCGTCAAGGCCGATGTGATCCCCGGTCACCTTGACAACATCCTTAAGGCGCATTGTGAACTGTGCAGGCATTACTCCTCTCCTTCCGCGTCGTAAGTGGTCAGGTTTTGTACAGCCAGGTAGTCCTCCATGTTCGGAGCGGCGTTGTCGTCGACCGCCCACTCGCACGAGATCTGTAGCCCGAACTTCTCATTGATCTGCTCACACGCCAGTTGGCGTGGTTTCATGAACGATTCTCGTGACGCCAGGACCTGCCCGGAGTTTCCTGCTGCCTCCTCGACAACCATGCGCTCGCGCTTCTCGGAGTTGACGTTCATGATCCCGAGCATTGTCAGGGCCTCGCCCCAGATCTTGGCCTTGGACTCCATGTGCTTGATGCTGGAGACGGCGCCCGCGCCAGCATTCTGGTTCAACGGGAAGACACCGATCATGCTGGCCAGGTTGTCAACAGCCAAATTTTCAGTTCCCCAAACCACGGGTTCGCCATCGTAAATCTTACTAATCAAATTCTGAACAGTAAGTCGTTGATCTTGAGAGCAGGCAACGATCATGGGGTTGCGCTCATTTAGTAGATCAATCTCGATAGTGCGGTCAATCTGAGCGAGGCGCGCGGCGTAGGAGAGCACAACGTCAATCTCGGGCACTCTAATCTGGTTTCCCCAGATACAGACGGACTCGCTAGCGGGCACGTCACGCGAGTATACACCATTTCGCGTCACCCGATAACCAGTAGGATTATCCTGGATATCTAGGGGCCCAGAGATTGTTGCAGGCATTGCCATGAACATCTCAAAGAACGAGTCGTAGTAAAATACACTGTACCCATTATTGAAGATGGTTGTCTCAATGAAACGTGGATCAATCCCGTTAGGTAGGCCTTCCCAAGTGAACCTAGAAATGCACTTTCCCATCAATTGGCGTCTGTACATATACTCCAGCGCCGCCTGCCGATTCTCGGATGTGGATGGTTTTGCGGCCATCACTTCGCGGTAGACGGTATTCTTGACATAGTCTCTTTTAGGCAATCAAACTCACCTGATTCTTCTTGTCGATCCGATTGTTCCTGATATTGATTGTACCAATCCGCTGGGGCGAGCGCCACAAAGTCACGCCCTTTTCAAAGATGCCACGCATGGTCCCCTTGAAGGTCTCAGGAATGTCCGCCCGCTCCAAGTAGCACTCAGCCAACTTCCAATACGTGAATTCGGTCATCAAGGAAAGACGGCTTGGCATTTTGATCCACGTGTTCATCGCATATCCGTAGCGCAGCCAGTAGTCACCAACGCGACGAATGGCTGCGTCGGAGAGCAGTCGCACGCGACAGTCGATCACCAGTCCATTGGACACCATCGCAGCCACCGTGCCCGCCGTCTGTCCAATAACGGCGGGCGGGATGACCTGCATGTCCTGCTGCTGCCCATTGATGCTGGCGATTGCCGCCTCATAGTCACCGTTAGCGGCGAACTGTGCGAGGTCATAGTTCGTGTCCCGAACCGTGCGCTGCTGCGCCTGAGAGATCTGCGAGGCGCCACTGGCCAACTGATTCTGGATGTTCGCCGTCGACTGCGCCTGCGAGTTCTGGATCATCGCGCTAATCCCTGCCGTGGCCGCCTGACCAATGCCCGCACCCACAGCCTGCCCATTGAGCCCAATGGCGCCTCCGAGGGCCGTCATCCCGCCCTGTACCGCCTGAACAGTGGCCCTCATGTTGTTGTAACGGGACTGCGAGTCGGCCATTGCAGAGTTACCCCACATCGTGTTCTCAGCACCCGCCTGGGTTGCAGCAATCCCAGCGTTAGCAATGTCGCGAGACGCCACAGCACTGCGCTGAGCACGGCGCTGCTGCCACTTGGCAGAATTAATCTGTGCGGCAATCGTGTGAGCATTCGAGGCCAGATTATTGAGTCCCGAGTTGTTGAGCACTGAGAATGTGGGGAGTGAGGTGTATCCGGTAACCAGGTCCCACTCCTCGCCGTACTCGTCCTCCTCATGAGTGCTTGGACCGACAAGACGCTTGGAGGCCCATTTGTTGTTGTAGTCCTTGATCGTGAACATTAATTGAGGGTTAGGTGGCACGACGTGTCCATATTGTAGAAGTCCGATGCCCGTGGTCATAAGCGACTCCGGGCGAAGTTCCACCGGATTCCCCGTGTAGGTCGTGAGCTCAAGGATGCAGTAGGGTGCAGTCATGAACTTACGAAGTTCCTGATACGCCTTCGGCAGCATGCTCATAACCTCCTTTCGGAAGTCATGATTAGTCAACGGGAAAGCCCGGTTGACGTAGACGTCGCCAGTGCCTACCTTGTACCAACTCACGCTCCCGATTCGCGTCGCATTTGCGGGATTCTTAGACACCACGCCCTTCGGCACGATAGTCACAGAGCCAATACCCTGGGCGACCCACGGGTATGCAGAGAGTGCAGAAAGTCCCTCGAGATAGTCGTTGCGCGACGTTACCCACACGCTGGCTGAGTTGGGGAGGCCCTCAGCCTTTGACCCGTTAGCCATTTTGAACCGGGGACTCGCAAGGTTTCCCCACTCTGCTGCAAGGTCAATAGTGCTGGTGATGACGACGTCATAGTCGCCGTTGAAGACGTCAGCAATCATGCGCCGGTACGAGCGAATGACCTGATGCTCGCCGCCGACGTCGAGGCCTTCGGGCTGAGCGAGCCATTCGCGACCGTTGTCGTTGAAGCTGTCAATGGCGGCGATCCCCATGTGCCCGCGCTCAAGATAGCAGCGCCCAAACTTGATGCGCTGATAGTACGTTGACCAGACGTCGAGTTGAAGTGTTAACTGTGTGGTGTTGGGTGCTATGTAGTCCACGCTAGTGATGAAGTAGAAGAAGGCATGGGGAGTGTAGCCCTCAAAATTCTTCGAGTCAATGGGGCGGCCTGGGTTCTCAACCATTACATAGTTGTACTGGTTTGCCTTAGTGAAAGGTGTGGGAATGCGGATCGGCTTGCCTTGAGCAAGATATGTTAGTTGATTTACCTCAACCTTGTTGACCTTATTGAATGACTTGACGTACTGGTATGGCGTCCAGCCGTAAGCGTCCCAGTCGATGATGTCACGATAAGTGTTGTCAAAAGGAACGTTGCACATAGTAATAACAGACCCGGCGGACCATACTGAATAATCAAACGATAGTCCCGCAGTTGTCTCTGGCGGGTCACCATAAATCTGTGTCATATCTCCTCCATTAACAGTAAAACCCCCACCGTCCCGGAGGATAGTGGGGGTGGTTACTGATTCAGTATATCACGCCTGAATCTGAATTGAAATCTCCTTCTTGACGGGCTTAGTGCCGCCCGGAGCAGACTTCGTGTCAACAGAGACCCCAAGCGTCGGGTACCCATTCTGCTCGTCGAACCCAATGGTCAGGACACCATCGTTAGAGATCTTCGTGGCCTTGCTGGTCACATTCTTGATGTACCAATCAGTGGCGTATCTCTTGTTGGCGGGCGGAGTCTTCCACACGATCTTCGCCTGCCGGACGGCGCCCGGCTTCATCACACTACTGTGCGTGCCGTCCTGGTTAAGTGTCTGAATCGTGTCGATCTCGGCATTCGTCTCATCGGCCGGAGCGACGATATTCGTGCTCTCCTTCGTCCCAAACGCAATCGCGGGAGTAAACGGAGAAGCCGAAATCAGCGACCAGTGGTGCAGCCAGTAGTTGTCATAAAGACCCTCAGGGTTCTGGATGGAGCGGTTCTCCAGGAGGACGTCCTTAATCAGCAGAAACTCGCGAGTGGTCAGGATCGCACTGACGTCCTTGAGCCCAAGAGCCTCATTCGGAACGGTGATGATGTGTGACGGGGCCTCTGCGTCCTGCCGGTTGAACGCAGCGGACAGTGAGGTGACGTCGACGTTAGCCTTGAATTCCGGTGTCGCAATGAGAACGAGATTCTCAGGGCGAGCGAATGAGTGGACCGCCGCCGCATTGTATGCGGGAGTCGGGTAGCGCATCTTATCCGCAGCCACGCGAAGCGCCTTAAGAGCAGCGTCGGTGTGCGTCTTGTCTGCATCAAAGACATTCAGGTCGGGGATCTGAATGCGATGGAAACCGTGCTTCTCGTCATAGGTCCTGAACAAGGAGCAGATAGTTAAGAACTCGGACCACTCATCCGAGGACGCGGCGACACTCATGGTCTGAGAAAGCATCTCGGATAGCCCCGTGTCGCTCAAGAAGGCACGGCGGAGAACATCTCGGTTGAAGGTGACCTTGAACTTCTCCTTGCGGTTAATCGTATGGAATGCGCTGTAAGCCGGTGGGCGTGCCTGACCAAAGACGTCCTTCTCCAGGTAATCGCGATTCTCGTCGTAAATAGTGGGCTTGATGAAGTCCATGTGCACCTCTTCGATGGTGTCACCGAAATTCATCATGCCGTCCTTGAAAATAGCAAGGGGGTTGCGCCAAGAAATATCGCGCACAACCGTGGATCCGATCCGGTTGATCAGTGCTGACATGAACTCATTTCGAGAGATATTGTCAGACATGATTCCCTGAATGGTTTCCTGAATGTTGGCCTTGGTGGCCTCCGGAACCATCTCCTGATAGTCCCTGCGCGCATCCGAACGAATCGCATTAAGCATGTCGACGTTTGAAACATCATCTCGCAAGCGGGGCATAATTACTTCCTCGTGAATAGATCTGAAATTGACTTAGGCTTCCAGTTCCCGTCAGGAACCGATGAGTCGGGATTATCCCCGGATGAGAAAAGACCCGAAAGGCCCGCAAGAGTCTTCCCAGTACTCTTTACAGCATCCGTGTCAATCCCCATTTCCTTAATTGTAGCACTGCCCGCATCCTTCAGAGCAGTACCCGCAAGATTGGCGGCGGCCCCGCCGACCTCACCAATACCCTTGGCCACAGCCTTAGCATCATCCGCCGTCGACGCCACGGCTGCCTTGACGTCATCTGCAGTCATCTCCTTGCTGGCGGGAACGTCATCACCCGCAAAAGGGTTACCTGTCTCGCGGTCGGTGGGAGTCAACATCCCTGAGAGACGGCCCTCAAGTTCGCCCTGAAGAGCGGTAATCTTGTCCCCGAAAACGCTGGCCAAATGATCCCAAGCCGCCTTCGTGTCCTTAAAGGGGTCCTCATCCTTAACCGGGTTAGGGTCGCCACCAGTCATGTTTCGGTCAGACGGAGATACCGCCTTGTTATCACCGTCGGAGTCGCCCGGGTCATAAACATGTGACTCAGGCAGGCCTGCCTCCTTCTTCTGTTCAGGAGAAAGATGCGCCGTGTCCCGGTTCATCTGCTGGGCGCGTTCCTGCTGATACTTCGGGTCGGCAAGTTTATCACCTGTGACACCTGTTACCGGCACTCGCGACTTGTCCGGCTTACTCTCGAGATTCTTCTTAGTCTGATCCTGAGTTCGCTTAGCGTCCTCAGCAACATTTCCTGTCCCTTTATACTTATCGGCCTTTCCCATTTCTTCTCCTAATAGTAAGGTAGGCTAGGAACTTACGTTCCTAGCCTACCATTTTCACCCAATGTCAGCCAGTGCTACAAAGACTTGCGGGCCGTTCCGCGTGGGTCCTTATCACCGGTTTGCATCCCACGCGGGTTCGTAGTCACTTTGCTGGCTTGGGAGCCTTTCGAGCGAGGTAGTCAATGAGGGCGTCGCTAACAATGTCGTCCTCGGGTCGCCGCTCAACCCAGTGCTGCTCATCGATGTCAGAAATGAGAGACTTAGGGAGACGGAACTTGACAGTTGCCTTATCGCTAACGGGTCGAGCCATGATAAATCCAGCCTTTCAAACTTTGAGTGTAAATGTGGTGTCCTTGAGGACCACACCTCCAGGAACTCTTGTGGGAATAAGTTTACCGCCCCATTGGCCTCCCGTCAACATGTCGTCCAACGTTAATGTGGCGGCCACTGAGCGGGGCATTCCCGCAATGTGTACGTCTAGTTTACCATCAATTTCTTCTGCATACTGCTTTGCTCGAATGTAAACAGATTTTGTGAAATTTCCCTCATGCTTCCATGCACCCAGTTCCACAGGGTCGACCCATAGCGTGTCCGGTGGTGTAGTTGGTCCCACAAGGTGTAATGAATCAGTGTCTGCGTAAGCGAAAGTTTCGTAGTTATCTTGCGCTGCATTTATCGTCTTGCTTCGAGCGTGTGCTGTGATAAACACGCCCATTGGTGTATATACAGGATCTCGCGTTTCCATTTCATTCATCTCTAGTGAGACTCGATTATCTTTCAAGACGGGGTGCTTGCCTGTGATATCGGGATTTGTAGCAAACTTTCCATAAAGGCTGTTAAGGTGTAGTTTTGCAATTTGGCGTAAGCCGCCACTGCTATTCTTTTTAATTTCCATAAAATGGTCTACGTATTCGTCAAAAAATCCGTGCGAACCTCTGAACTCAAAAGTTCCATTCCATGAAAGTATCTTTAAGTCGTAATGTTTCTTCCAGAGTTCTATGTCAATGTTTGTTGCAACGACTTCGGTTGGCTCGTTAATTTCAGTAAGGTATTCAGTAGGATTAAATGTCAAATTCTTTTTAATTTGAATGCATGGAATATGGTTTGGTTTTAACTTGGCCTTAATTGTGATAGATGAAATGTAAAGAGGCCTTTGAGTTACGGGACCTCCTTCGGAATACAATGGGTCGCCATATGGGAGCAGTGAGTTACGCATAACTGACGGATAAAGCGAATTAACGTCATAGACACTGCCTTCGCCGTTTAGTCTCCTAGAAAAGCGTGGGGAGGCGTAGGTAAAACCTCCGCGATATGCCTTCCGGATTTCAGAGTCAATCTCGGGGGATAAGATAGGGAATCTGCGAATAAACAGTTTGCCCGTCATTTTCTTGTATGTTGCTAAAGAGTCCGCGCCTGCGGTCAGTTTTGTCATCTTCTCAGCAAACTGAACCTCTAGCGCTTGGGCGACAATAGCAACATCATTCCTCTGATAGCGCCTCTCCTGTTCTGTTGGAATGTAGCCTATTGGTCGGGGCTTCTCATAATCAATCTCAAGTTTTTGGTCATGAAGATTGAATGCCTTAGCAATTGCTGACACGGACATGGGGAGTTTCTTGAACGAGTCGCGAAACTCAATCCTGTACCCGGTCTCAAACACGACTGTGATTGAATAAAATTGTCCCATCCGAGAAATGAGTGATGAAAACTGTTTCACACCGGGGTTCTCTTTAGTCCAGTTATACCCATGCTTGAGAAGCCAGTCCAGAATAAAAATGCCATCAAACTTAAGGTTGTGGAAATATATGTATGCGGCTCGCTCTGCAATGTGATGCATGAAGCCATCGAGAGAAGTGCCGTCTACATAGTCAGACAATTTCCCTACCTTAATGATGCCCCATGACCACACTCGGCAATCGTCCTCTTGTGTGGTCGTCTCGAAATCGGCACAGTATGAAGGAATCCTCTTGTGGCTGCGCTTAACGCTTGGACCGGCGACGGTTGCGGCGCTTGTTGATTGGCGAGCCACTAAAATCGTCCTCCGGTCTAATCTTTACTGACTTAATATCTTCAAGTAGAGCAAGTGTCTCAGAATGTGCGTTCTCCACGTCGTCATACCACACATCCTCGTTCGCTCTTCGCTTCTCGAAATAACCTTCTTTTGCTGCCTCGTACATAAGAGATAACTGATTAGCAAAATCGCCGTTAACAGTCCACATGAGCCACAAGACGTCATCGGGAATATCGGTCAAAATGTCATAAAGTGTGGGATCACCAATCACGTCAAGCATGACAGCGATCTGTTGCTTGGCTGCCGTAAGTTTTTCAGCCTTTGCTGCCTTCGAGAGATTGTCAAGAATAGCGGTCGTCTTTTCTCGCATGGCTTCAGCCGAATCGAAATGGATCGTTCGCTTATCCGGGTTCATGCGCTCAAGTGCGTAGTGTGAACCGCCACCTAGGTAGGTCTTACTGGGTCTGAAGTCACGAATCCAGTCGCCAACAGTGATGTCACCCATATAAGGTAATTTTGTGCCACTCACAGAGCGCTCGTAGGCTGCTATGTCGTCATTATAGCGTTGAACAGCATGCTTATAACGACGAACGTCTTTAGCAGAAATGGGATTACCTTTACTGTCAGCAAAATACCAAACGCTATCAGAATTATTAAACTCACTAAGACGCTCAAGTTCTCGCGCCGCATTCTTCAACGTCACCTTTCCAATCGCAGACTTACCCAGTGGGTCATACTTAGTTCCCCGAATATCAGCACCGTCACGGCTGGTCGCCATCTTATACATTTTACGGATAGCACGATCTCGCTCGCCTTGAAGCAATTCTCGAGCCTTATCCAGTTCAGAGCGATGCTGTCTATTAGTGTCGGCCTTCACTGAACCCATCTTCACGGGCCCTGAAGACAACTCTCCCAGCGTGTCGGGCAACCCCAAATTGCTCGACAAATTCAAGCCACCAACGAACTCTCTAACGTCAGCAGCCGTGTTACCAACACGCTTAGCGCCGCGCTTAAACGACCTATAATGCTTAGCCCAATGAGACTTAACCATAGCAAAACCCCCCGCCCCCTAAGGGGCAGGGGGCGTCACCATTCTATCCGACTCAAGCCAGCGTCACAGTCGTGTACTCACGACCCCGACCCGACTTCGCCGAACCAATCTCCACGGCCACCGGCTCCGGCCAGGTCTTCACGTCACCCAGGATATCAACCAGGCGCTGAATCTGAGCAACAACCGTCTGAGACGAAGTGCCAAACGCCGCACCATCCTTGTCAATCACAGTGATCGCCCGACGCGTCTCGACCTCGCCAGTGTCTGTGTCGACGACGTCGTCCTCAGTGATTACAATGTCCTTGATCTCAATCTTCTTGCCGCGCAGTTCCTTGAAAGAAACAGCAGAGTTCTGAGCAGTGAAGAAAGCCTTCTTACCAGCAAAGTCGTCAGAGAGAGAAGAGTAAACAACAGCCATGGTCATTTCCTTTCGTGTATGGCTCAATTTCTATTCAATGATCTGGTATTACCCGTCCAGCCGGGAATCTATTAAAAGAGAGTGGGGGCGTCTTCGTTGTGAAAAACTACTGGTGCTTCAATCATGAAACTTGCTGCCTCGCAAATCATACTCTCTTCGTTATAGTCATGAGGGAAATACAGTGTTCCCTTTTGCTTTCCGTTGTAAGTGACTGCGTAATTGTTTCGAAGGCGATTCTTAATGATCGTCCCGCGGTAACCGGACACATAATACTTATTCACGTGTCGATTCGAGGTCTTAAACTTTCGGACTCGTTTAACCTTGTAGTCAAGAGTCGAAGAATAAATCCTCACGAGAAAACCATTACCAGTGTAAGGAAAAGAGCCATCCACAGCAACCAACCCCCAATCCTAGGCACAGCCTTCGCCGCAATCATACCCCCAGCGACACCGACAGCAACCCCGCCCGCACTAAGGCGCTTGCCATGAGCCCGCACGTCAGCAGGAGAGTAGCCCTCATGAGAGCCAATAGCATTCTGTCGCTCATATTCATCCGCTCCCATCTCCTTGTCCATCCAAATCCATTCGCCATTAATGCATTCCCACATTGTTTTCACTCCTCAAGCCAAGTATCAATCATTCGAAGAGCCTTGATGATGCTTCCAACAGTAACTGTCAAGGTGTTGAAGTCCCACTGAAAAGTAATCTCGTCTCCGTTAGGGTCGTTGTCGAGAACATTGACTCGAGTTCCATGGACGTTAAAAGCGACCCAGTCCTCTGAGTGGTTCACATAATAATCTGTCCATCCTCCGATTACCATGCGCAACTTCATGTTCTTGCAAGGGTTCGTGTTCTGCGTGTAATTCACTGTTCGGCTCCTGTCTGTTCCGTTCATGTATTAATAATGCGCCAACGTTTCCTGCGTGTCAACTTATCTCCACGTGAACCACACCACACAACCCATAAGCACACCCATTGTCCAGACAATAGGTGTGCTTATTTATGCGCGCCCTGCCCTGCATGCATACATATCTTCATTTGTCAAGCGAAATCATGTGATGTCACTCACAAATATGACCAAAATGGGGGTGATCTTCGTCACTCGAAAGGGGGGCAAC